GGAATTTTATTCAAAGTATTTTGCAATGTAGAGAACCATTGTGGAATTTATCTCGGAGAAGATATTTTTTTACACCATGCAGTAAATAGATTATCCTGCAGAGAAAGCTTACATCCCATGTGGATTAAACATAAAACGAGATTTGTACGTTATGCAAAAAGTTAAATTAATAGGTAATATATCAAAGTTTGGAGAAACCTGGGAAACGGATTGTAATAATATTCGTGACATTTTTAAGTTAATTGAATGTCAAACACCAGGATTTCGCCAACATTTAGTAGATGCAGCTGAAGCTGGAGTAGGCTATGAGATTCGACGAGGAGAAGATTTTTTAGAGAGTGAGGAAGAATTGTTACTTAGTTTAAATAATGAGGATATAATTATTACTGAAGTACCTGCAGGAGCTAAATCAGCGGGGGCAAAAATACTTGCAGCACTTGCTATTGTTGTAGTTATCGGACTAACTGGGGGCGGTGGTTTGGCTGCGTTTGGTAGTAATCTAGTTGCCGCTTTTACTGGGAATGCCGGACTTTTAGCTACCGCAGGAGCAATGATGGCCGTAAATTTAGCAATGACAGGTATTAGTCAGCTTCTAGCTCCTGGGCCAGAGACAGACAAAAAGCAGAATGAAGGATACTTATTTAATGGTCCTGTAAATACAGTTCAACAAGGAATGCCGGTTCCTGTATGTTATGGAGAATTAAGAATTGGGGGCGCTCCTATAGGTGTGTCATTTAGAGGCATGGGATCATCAGGTAGTGGTGTAGGTACGGGAACTCATGATCCTGGTACTAAAAACCTTTTCTATAGTCTGAATTAAGGAGACATAAAAATGGCGGGCGTATTCGATCAATCAACTGTTGATTTGGCAAATGAAGCAGCAAGTACAATAGGAGATTCCTCAAGAAGTGGAACTTACGAAAAACAGCGGGCTGTAGTTTATGATCTACTTTGTGCTGGAGAGATAGAAGGGGTTGTGGGAGGCTTATCCGGAGTTTATTTCAATGGAACCTCAATCCTAGACTCCGGAGCAGAATCACAGAAACTATTACCTTTGCAAGGAACTGCGAGTACTACCGCATCGAACACTACTATTTCAAATGTGGTGGATAGCACAGGAACAGGTCTTTTTACAGGATTAAGCACTAGCGACCTTACCGAAAATCCTCGGTATCTACAGATTAAGGGAGCGGGCAATAATAGTACGTTAGCTATAACGTCTAAAGAAAACGCCACTCTAATTGTAGCAGGTAATAATACTTTTGATCCTGCTATGTCAGCTAAAGTAGGTGTAACAGGCTCATTAGTTTCTGTATATGACTCTGTTGCTTATCTAGTAAGAATAGCAGATGCAGGCGCTGATGGTACTGATCATATTGCTATTATAACAGAAGTTACTAGTGAGAATAGCGGTACAAATAATGGAGCTCACATATATCCGCCCTTACCCACTCAGGCTGATTCCGGTACAGTAGTAGAAATAGATCATATTACAAAAATCTCTTCTATAACTAACGCTACAACCTGTGTTGTTTTAACCGCACCGGTTAGATCCGTTACCTCTTCAGATACTGTTTTTAGTGCAGCAGTCTTAGAGACTACAACTAATACTGGAGTATCGAAAAGAAACTATGAAAATTCTGGAGCAATAGTATATCCAGGAACTAGGTATCAGCCTGCTCATGACATTCCTGGAACTGAAGCAGCCGCATCTTATATGATACAGCCGAATACCCCTTTGAAATGGCACACTTCAAATGATCCTTCTAGTGGACAGAGTACGTATTACATAAATGCTAGTGCTTTTTCTTTTACCCAAAATACAAAAGAAGAAGTTGATAGAGTTACTATAGCAATAGAATTTCCTGGAGGTCTTCACAATACAACGGATGAAGGCGAAGATAGAGTTGCTTTCGCAGAGTTTCAAATAGTATTAGAGTATAAAATTGATCCTAATGCATCAAGCTATAAAACTGTTCTAATAGCAGGAAGAGATTATGGTGGAGCAAATTTTGATTCTTCTGTTCCTGCTTGGTCTAACGTGTATAAAACACAAAGAGATACTCTTTATACCAGCACTAGAAACAGTGATGGAGTACTAAAGAAGACTGCACAAAAAGTTAAATTTATAAAAGAATGGGAAATTGATCTTCGACCGTATCAGCCTTTAAATGATTGGAGAATTGGTGTCAAGAGAATGTCCCCTGACTCTACAAAAGACTATACAGTAGATCAGCACACTTTTGTCGGACCTTCTACACTCAAAACAGCAGAAGCCATAGTTGAAGAAAAACTTAGATTTCCTCTTTCTGCGTATGCCGTAGTGGGCTTTTCTGCGGAAGACTTCGGGTCCCCTCCTCAAAGAGCCTATCATGTTAGAGGTAAAAAAATAAAAGTACCCTCCAACTATATCACTAGAGAGGAAACAGGTACTAATCAGGCAAAGTATACTCGTAATAAAACTACTGGAGCCGATACCAATTCATACGTAACATGGGACGGCACTTTTAGAGGAGATATGTACTCAAATACTCCTCTAAAGAATATTCGTAAAGTATACTGTAATAATCCTGCATGGATTTTTTATGATATGCTTACAGATAAAGATATAGGACTAGGAGAATTTTTAGACGAAGCTGATATAGATAAGTATGCTTTATATCAAATTGCTCGTCATTGTGACGAACTAGTACCGAATGGTAAAGGCGGGCTTGAACCTCGATTTACTTGTAATGTTTATTTTCGTAAGCAAGAAGAGGCCTATAAAGTACTAAAAGACTTGGCATCTTCTTTCCGAGGTATGATGTATTGGATTGATGGTTTAATCACCCCAATACAGGATACTTTAAAAGAATCTGTATATACCTTTACAAATGGAAATGTAGAAGAGGGCATGTTTAACTATTCTTATACTGGTCAAAGAGCTCGTATAAATCAGATAAACGTAGCTTGGATTAATCCAGACGAAGAATACAAACAAACTATATTTACTGTAGAGGATACAGCTAATATAATTGAGCAAAAAAGAATAATTTCAAAAGACGTTGTTGCTTTCGGATGTACTTCTGAATCTCAAGCTCGTCGAGTAGGTATGTGGCATTTATTAACCGATACTAAAGAAACAGAATTGGTTGCTTTTACTACAGGAATAAATGCTTCTTTTTTACGTCCTGGAGACTTTATAAATGTACAAGATCATTATGCTGATAATATTACTGCTAGTGGAAGAGTAAATTCTTCTAGTAATATTACACACGATTTTGATGGCACAAATATAAATAGTCATCAAATAACTTTGGATAGAGAGGTAACTCTATCTAATTACAGTGTGAACTCTTCCCCCGAAAAATTTAGTCATATTCTATATTTAGTATACCCAGATCCCGGCACGTATTTAGCCCAAGACGCAGATGCAACAATTAACGGAGTTGTATATAGTCGTGGAGAATTAATTACTTCTGATTCTGGAGGCAATCCTATTTCAACCTTAGAAGCCGCTTCTAATCTGGTAGATGATAGTGGCAATGTGGTAACTACTCAGTTTAGTAAAAATACTCGAGTTGAAAAGCGAAATATAATGGATAAAACCAATAGTAATGGTAGAACTAGTATTAAAGTTCGTCAACCATTTACTTCTCTTCCGGATTCTGAGGTAATATGGGCTATTGGGCCTACAGAAGAATACTCTACTGCAGATGTTAAAATATTCCGAGTAGCAGGAATTGCAGAAGAAGGATCTACAGAAAAATATAGTATTAGTGCGACTCAAGTATCTGTAGATAAGTACGGCGGGGTAGACTCTTTTCGAAGAGTAGAAGTTCCTGATTATTCTACTCAATCAAACAGCACAGCTGAGATTCCCTATCCTGAGAACATTTCTATGGAGCTAATACCTGCATCTTCTGCAGATATTGATGCTGCACAGACTTCTATTGAGGCAGTTATCTCTTGGTCAAACCCACAAGAAACTTTTGTAGATACGGCAGGTAATTCTACAGAAAGAGACTATCGTTTTACAAGTCGATTTGAAATTCATCATAATTTTACTGATGGACGTATCGAAGGAGGCTTTTCAGAGATTGTAACTCCTGGAGGTATAACAAATGTTAAGATACCTAATGTAACCGCAGGTAAGTATACAGTAAAGATTCGTACTGTTTCTGATTCAGGAGCTAAATCCAAGTGGAATATTGCGAATAGAAGCCTGTCTTCTCCCCCACCAAATCTTAGTAGAATTACAAGAATTCCTCGTGGCGGCACTCTTACTTCTAGTCTTGACTTTAATTATGTTACTGGAAAGCTTGTTTTTGAAGAGGAAGATTATAGCTATATTGCTCCCTCTACTTATGTACTTGGAATTTCTTCTGCTACAACAGCGCAAAAAGAGGTAGATTTTAGTGCAATGTCTAACAGCACTACAGCTTACCTTTATTACGATCATAGCACAGCACCAGCCAATCCCTGGAAGAGGGTTCAAGTTCATACTGATACTGTAGCTCAGGACACTTC